AGAAGATTTAATTAATAACATTTTAGACCAAGATTTTGCAAAGGCAGAACCTACGTTTAAAGAAGTTATGGGTGCAAAAATTGATGATGCATTAGAACAAGAGAAAATTGCTATTGCTGATTATGTTTTCAACGGCGCAGAGGTGGATGAAGAAGAATCTAATGATCTAGATGATGACATTACCGACGAAGATATGGAAGCTGCAATTGATGAATTAGATCAAGTAGAAGCTATTGAAGTCGATGAAGATGACGACGAAGAGTAATTAAATGTCTTTTTAAGAAAAAAATTATTATAAATAAAAGTTAGAAACAAAAAAATGACAAAAACATTAAAAAACATTCGCGAGCGTTTGTCTAAGACAAGACTACCTGGTGATCAGGTATACAGTAAAAGATTAGGCAAGAATCATATCGTGATACAAAAAGTCAGAAATGCTTTTGTTGTTTATATTGATGGCGAGATGCTCGATTCTTATAAAACTCAGCGTGAGGCTGAGAAAATGGGAAAAGAGTTTATTAAACAATATAAGGGTTAACTGATGAAGCTAATTACAGAATATACTGAAACAGATGTTCAGTGCATTGTAGAGAAAAAAGAGGATGGCTCTAAATCACATATGATTGAGGGTATCTTTGCTATGGCTGAATCAAAGAACCGAAATGGTCGTATTTATCCAAAAGCAATTATGGAAAAAGCTGTAAATAAATACGTTACCGAACAAGTTTCCAAGGACAGAGCGGTGGGTGAATTAAATCATCCGGATGGACCGACTGTTAACTTGGATAAAGTTTCTCATAAGATTACTGAACTCAAATGTGAGGGAAATAATGTTATGGGAAAGGCACGAATTTTGGATACTCCAATGGGCAATATTGTAAAAGGTTTGCTTGAGGGTGGTGTTCAACTAGGTGTCTCAACTCGTGGTATGGGTAGCCTTGAGCAACGTAACGGTACGATGTACGTCAAAGATGACTTTATGCTTAATACGGTTGATATCGTACAAGATCCATCTGCTCCACAAGCTTTTGTTAATGGAATTATGGAAGGTGTAGAGTGGGTCTGGAATAATGGCATCATTGAAGCTCAAGAAATTGAAAAAATAGAGACTGAAATTAAACGTGCTCCGCGTGCGGATCTATATGAAACGCAGGTTCGTGAGTTCAAGAATTTCCTCTCGTTACTGAAATCTAATTAATTAGGAGTATCAAACATGACTGATCAAGTAGAAGATCTGGATGTAGAACTCGACGAGGAAATCGAAGAGGCTCATGATCCAAAAAATGCTGAAGCTCAATCAGTGGCATCTGTTGATGCAGCTGAAGAAAAAGGCCCTAAAGCTAAAAAGCGTAAGGGTGATAAAGCTAACAGCGAACCAATGCAAAAAGCACCTGCTGCACCAGCAGCTATGAAGGCAGAAAATGTTGAATTCGATGGAGACTTTAGTGAAGACCTAAATGCTCTGGTGGAATCTGAGGCAACATTGAGCGATGAGTTCAAAGCCAAAACAGCAGTAATCTTTGAAGCAGCGGTAAAGTCTAAACTTGCCGAAGAGATCGATCGTTTAGAATCTGAGTACCAAACACAATTGGACGAAGAAATCAATGCGACAAAAGAAGATCTAGTCGAAAAAGTAGACAGCTACCTCAACTATGTGGTTGAAAACTGGATGAAGGAAAATGAACTAGCGATTCAATCTGGACTACGTGCAGAAATCGCAGAAGGATTCATGGAGAAGTTGAAAGACGTATTCACTGAGTCTTATGTTGAAGTTCCTGAGTCTAAAATTGACCTAGTAGACGAACTTGCAGCAGCTAACGATGAGCTTGAAGAACAAGTAAATGAAGCGACTGCAAAAGCTCTAGGACTTGCAGAAGAGCTAGAAGGTTATAAGCGCGAGGCAATCATTCGTGAAGCTTCACGTGATCTAGCAGACACTCAAGTTGAAAAGCTTACTAAACTCGCAGAGAGCATTGACTTTGAATCAGAAGAAGATTTTGCAGCAAAAGTAGACACTTTGAAAGCATCATACTTCAAGTCTGATGCACCAACTTCACCTATCGCAGAAGATACAGAAGATGATGCAGCAGATGATTCTATTGAGCTAACAGGTTCAATGGCTGATTATGTCAACGCACTTAGAAAAACTATTAAGTAATTAGGAGATCCTTAAATGGAAAAAAGTTATGATCGTCTCGTAGAGAAATGGTCTCCAGTATTGAACGAAGAGTCAGCAGGCACTATTGCTGACGCACATAAGCGTTCTGTTACTGCAGCCGTTCTAGAGAACACAGAAACAGCTTTGCGTGAGCAAGGTCTAATGGAAACAGCAGCTAACGCAGCTGCAAACGGTACAGTGTCTGGTGGCGGTGCTGCTGACAACTGGAACCCAATCCTTATCTCACTAGTACGTCGTGCGATGCCAAACCTAATGGCATACGACATTTGTGGTGTTCAGCCAATGTCAGGCCCAACAGGCTTGATCTTCGCGATGAAATCACGCTACAAAACAACAAAAGCTGGTGCGGATGCTACTGCCAATAGCGGTAAAGGTACAGAAGCACTATTTGATGAAGCACTAGTTAACTATTCTGGTGACTCTTCAACTACTTCAGGTGGTTCAGAAGGTCCATCAGGTCTAGCTGGTATTTCTGATACAGATGGAGACAGCTCAATCGTTGATTCAGGTTCTTCATACGTACCAACAACTGGTGATGCATACTCAACAGCAGAAGCTGAAGCACTTGGTAATACAGGTGAAGCATTTGCTGAAATGGGTTTCACCATTGAAAAAGCAACTGTGACAGCGAAGTCACGTGCATTGAAAGCAGAGTACACACTTGAGCTTGCACAAGACTTGAAAGCAATCCACGGTCTAGACGCTGAGACAGAATTGGCAAACATCTTGTCAACAGAAATCTTGGCAGAGATCAACCGTGAGGTTGTACGTACAATCAACGCACAAGCGAAGATTGGTGCACGTCAAGCTAACGTAACAACTAAAGGTATCTTTGACTTGTCAACAGATGCAGATGGTCGTTGGTCAGCTGAGAAGTTCAAAGGTCTTGGTGTACAGCTAGATCGTGAAGCGAACACAATCGCAAAAGAAACACGTAGAGGAAAAGGTAACATGGTTATCTGTTCTTCAGACGTTGCTACAGCGCTTGCAGCTTCAGGTATGTTGGACTATGCTCCTGCATTGGCAACTAACCTAAACGTTGATGACACAGGTAACACATTCGCGGGTGTTCTAAACGGCCGTATTCGTGTGTACATTGACCCATATGCAACAACCGATTACATCACTGTTGGTTATAAGGGTACTAACCCATATGACGCCGGCGTATTCTATTGCCCATACGTACCACTAACAATGGTACGTGCAGTTGGTGAGAATGACTTCCAGCCACGTATCGGGTTCAAAACTCGTTACGGTATGGCAGCGAACCCATTCGTAAACGACGGTACTGCAGCAATTGGTTCAAACAACCGTGAGAACCAATACTACAGAATCTTCCGTGTAGACAACATCTTGACATAAGAATCAAGAGTTTCGGAAAAAACTTAGGGCCGCTTCGCGGCCCTTTTTTATTGTGTATATTCTGATGGAACAGTTGATGCATCCCAAACCCATTGCCTGTAAGTTGGATCACCAACGACAACAACATCGCTATCGCCAACCTCAGTCCACACACGATCGTCCATCCATTTGTGATAATAAGCTGGTCCACCCCAGACTTTCCGAGCCCGTTGGTAGGTAGCTTGATCCATTCCTACATAGTGTACAGTTCTAACCATAATATAACTCCTTTCCTCAACGCCCCCAGTATCTCCAGTCTCCTCGCACGGCCTTATTGACGTTGCCGCTCTAATTTGACTGAAACTGGTCCACTCTATACTAACTAGTGTTATGCGTTTAAGTCCGGTTCTCTCAGCAAGGACGCTGAGGAAAAGAGTTATGCTACTAACTCTCGAATCATTTTATTTAACACTTTAAGTTGATCCTCTTCAGGATAACGCTTAAAGATAGGATCAACGCGAACGCCGTTTTCACCTAAAAATTCGATTAATTCATTTATTTGTTTAGTCATATGAGACTCCTATATTTAACTTATATTATCAGTATACACTATTTCTTTTCAAATGTACACCTTTTTGTTTCGTTTAAAATCAACAGCTTACAATTTTTTTTACTGAGGATCTTCTACCCAATCCCAAAATGGTTCGATGACTTCCATTTCATCAAAACCTTCTTGTGTCCAACCACGAGCTACTGCATGTGCTGCAACCATATGGACATAATCCATCATTGGCCAATGACCTTCTTTCTCAGCCCACTTTTTCATATCAGACTGAACTGCACTTGACTGCTCACCTTGAGCTGTTTGAGCATCAATCCGACGATACTCTTCTTCTATTAATATACTATCAATTGCAAATTTTTCGATATCTGAATAAGTCATTATGCTGCTCCTCTTAAAGCTTCTAGATTAGTAGTGCGGATCATACCCCACTTCCAAAGACCACGATCATCAACTTCGTTGTAAAGTTGCTTATGACGAATGTCTGCTTCTTTTGCTGACTCAAACAATTCGATTACAAAATCGCCTTTGGCGTTGTTTGCTTGTACTTGATATTTCATTATGCTGCCTTTCCTGTATACAACCAAATTGCTTCGTCAACCAATACATCAAAACATGCATCGATGTACTCAGAAGTGTAGAAGTCACGAAGACCCATATACATATCTGACTCTACAAAGTTCCAAAACTCAGTTGTATTGAAACCCGGACGTAAGTTAAACTCATTATCAATTGCATTGTTGAAGCAGTCGATTACATCGTTCTTGATTGCTGATCCATTTGGTAGTAACATGTGTTTATCTCCTCTTGATATAACCTTTATAACATATTAAAAGGGGAATGTACACCTTTTTGTTTTCAATGAAATCAATAACTTATAATTTTTTTTCATTTTCTTCCATAAGCTCAATCATTTTATTGAGATACCAGCGAGCTTTCTTAGCATCCTCAAGTGGTTTACCCTTAGTCCATAAACGTGTACTTAGATATTTTACGATATTACCATGACAATAGTGCACAGCATTCTCACTTCCTAAACAATCTACAATGTAATCCATAGTTTCGATTTTACCGGCATTATAGTGCGCAGGATTGTTTACCATTTCGTCTGACATGAAAACCTCTATTTACATTTTGTTAAAAGTATTGTACAATAATTATATGAGTTTGTAAACATATAAATAGTGCTAAAGAATCAAGGAATTCAATATGCCAACCCTTAATCCAAGTGTGACAGTAGAAGTAGATAGTCTAACATCAGGCCTGAATGGCTTGAGCTATCTTCAGCCTACATCCTTTAAACTTTCGATAGACAGGAAGCATTATCCAAATCTGGAGTTTTTCTGTCAAACTATTCTACATCCATCTATGACTATCAATCCAGTCGAGGTACCTATCAAACGAGTAGGGTCAATTCCATTTGCTGGCGACAAACTAGTTTTTGGTGAGCTAACAGCAATTATTATTGTTGATGAGAATCTCAATGCTTATACAGAGATGTATAACTGGATGGATAGGCTAGTTGACACAAATGAAATTGCACCGTTAGATAGAAGTGATACAGCTATTCCTACATATTCTGACATTACAATATCTATACTTTCTAGTCACAATAACACTACTAGAACTATCAGATATATAGATTGTATACCGATTAGTTTAGGTGATATGACGCTAGAATCTACTAGTGGTGATGTTCAGTACATTACATTCCCTGTAACCTTTAGGTTCTCTACTTTCCAATTAAATTAAATTGACCGGAGTATATTATGACATTGGAACAAGTGTTGGACGAATGGTCCAAAGACTCTATCCTACCCCCTAATAATTTAGATGAGGTATCTCGTGAAACACCAAAGCTTCACGCAAAATATCTAGCCCTACTCTCTAATGCCAAACTACGTCTTAAAAAGGCAGAGATGGACCAGAAATCGCTCTTAAAATTAAAGTGGCTATACTATAACGGTAAAATGTCACAAGAGGAGATTGAAACACAGGGTTGGGACTATGATCCTTTCAATGGATTAAAGATTATGAAAGGTGAGATGGACTATTATTATGATTCTGACAAAGAGATCCAAGAGTCGGAGCTTAAAATACAGTACATTAAAACTCTAATAGATACTCTAAAGGAAATAGTTGATACGCTGAGATGGCGCCATCAAACAATTGGTAATATGATTAAGTGGAAGGTGTTTGAAGCCGGTGGCTGATATTGTTTGTAGACTCAAAG